ACAAAACGTACCCCACTATCCTATCAGTATTATCAAGAACAATTGTAGATTTTCCTATGATTCTATAGTCATCTTTTTTCAGTTGCTCTAGTACTGTCCTTGTTTCACCACACAACACCGGCTTTGGTCGCCACATCATCTCTTCTTGAGCGTGTGCTCTGGCGCCAAAAAGCGCCAGAGCTATTGCACATACTATAACGTTTTTCATTAGAATACAATCCTTATTTGCGCACCTATGATGTTATTTACCACACCATCTTTCTCTTGTACTGCATATTTTAGCAGAATAGATGCACTAGGATCAAATGAGTAGTTAAATCCCCCAAAGATAGTTTTGGTCTTTGTTGTTTCCAATACTCCCTCAACAACAGCCGTCAAGTCGTTTATTATTTCCTGTTCGTATCGCAATCCACCATGCCCAGAAGTGATAAAGTCCTTTCTAGCAGCATGATTGACTGCTGTTACAGAAGAACCACTTTCAAAAATGTTATTTCTATAGTCGTATTCAAATTTGATCCCTGCAAAAGGTCTAAATCCATAATTATCTGGAGCATACACTCTATTGACAAACCAGACATCGTGGCCAGAAGTTTCTGCTGTGTTTGACAAACTTAAGTCGCGAATGAAATGATGAGTTTCAAACTCATTGTATGCTGTGCCGAGATTTGTCTTCAATAGCCAATCCTCATAAGACTTTAGCGCGAAGAAGTCTATTGAATACTTTCTAAGTTCACCACCAGACGCATCTCCTCTAAGATCAGTGACGCCAATGTTTAGCTGACCACCTAGCAATAAAGAATCGTTATACTTTTCTTCATATCCAATGCCAAAGACATTTGTCGTATACTTGTAAGTGTCCTTGGTACCAGATCGAAGAGAATAACCAGTCACATAGACTTGAGATTGCTTTGTAGGATCACTTCTATTCGTAATCTTGTCATTTGCAACCTTGTTTCTTGATAGAGGATCTGTCAATGAGTTTTCATTTTGTAGAGTGCTAATCTTATCAAGCTTTGCAATTTGATCAATGCGTGTGCCAAAAACAGTGTTCACAGGAGTAGTTATTACTTCGTTTGTTGTTGAAGTTGCAGTCAAAACTTCATTAATTACCGATGTTGTTGTTACCGGCGATCCATTTACCGTAGTTGTGGAACCATCACTCCATGTCTGGATTGTAGATGGTGTTGTTACTGTTGTTGTTGTGATGGGTGTAGTGCTTGTGACTACAGTTGTGATTGGTGTTGTTGCAACAGTCGTAATGTTTCTGTTTACAGAAAGTATCTGCTCTCGTCTTGTTGGTGTAAGTGTTGTTGTTGAAACAGAGTTTGTTGTTCCTCGTGTACTTACACTTGTTGTAGTCGTTTCCCCACGGTTTGACAAGGAAGACACAGCGTCTGGGCCTGGGGCTGTGCTTACAATTGTTGGTGATGGATTGCCTGCTGCTGCACCTTGAGCTGGTGTGGCAAGAGTTGTAAAACCTACATTACTAGGTATTGTGCACGATGCTACAGCAATCGATGTGTCTGCGCATGGACCAGCATAAACACCAAGTTGCACAGAACTACCATTGCTTGTGTGGTTACCAGAAACTTCAAAACTTAATGTGTAAATTGTATTCGATAGTAGGTCTATACCTTGGTAGATACCATCAAATGTTCCGACAGCACCATCATACCAGACACCACCATGTGATCCACCGATGTCTTGCCAAGTTCCTGCAGCTGCTGGATACGTTCCGTTCTGATACCAAACACCCCAGTTAGTAGGGGCTTGTATTGTGCCTGGTCCATTATTTGTCGTGATGCTGATTGCACCACCAGAACTAAATCCTCCATTTGTAAGAAGATTTGTAGAAGATCCTGGAGCCGTCAGAGTTACATTATCAAACGTCCAAAAAGCAGGATCTTGTCTGAATGCAAAACCAACGTAGTTTGAGCCAGAGATACTTGGGGTGAAAGAATACGAATAAGGCTGCCACGTGTTTGGCGTGTTATTCGTTACAATTCCAATATATCCACTTGGAAGAACTTGTGATAATGCAATTGATGTTGTTAGTAATGTGACAAAAAGTAGAAGGCTATTCAGTATCCTTCTTGTCTTTATTTGCATATGTCTCCCTCATCATTAGAACGATGTTTATTTTTTGATTGAGTCTAATCAAATCATTGTCCAACATTCTAACGCGGTCGATCAATGCAATCAGGACTGTGTTTGCTTCAGATAACACAGGTTTGATTTCTGCTGTAGCCCATTTCCAAACGTAGAAAATCAAGTAACCCATACCGCCAGCAGCGACGATAGGAAATCCGTATTTGTTGATTAGTTGTACTATATCCATGTTCAGTCCTTTCTTGCATCGTTTTTACCGTCAGCTCTTGCGAGTCTGTCGGTATCAGGTCTGACATGTAGTGCTGTTGAAATCAAAGTGTCAATTCTGACGATGTCGTGATTCATAGTCTTGACGCGATTGTCAAGAGCCATGATAATTCCACTCAATCCCTTCACTGAACTTTGAACGCCGGCGAGAATAAACTTTAGCGTAAGAAAAACAAAGTATCCGCCTGCTATTGAAGATGCAATTGGAAATCCAACTTCCGCCACCAGCTTGAAGAATTCTGCTTCCATGGTATACCCCCATAATAGCGGTGACAGGGGTATTTAGTTGACTCCAAGTCCCTTTCTGACGTCATCGTACAGGGACTTGGCGTGCTTCTCAGAAACATGAGGAGGAACACCTTTTTTGAACTCGTCAAAATTTCCATTGGCGGCATGTTCACGCATTTTAGAGGCTGACATTCCTTCGACACCCTCGGCATCTGGATCTCTTTGACCTGCAGAAACTACATCAATTTTCTTAAAATTGAACTCAGCCTTTTCGTGAGTTCCATTGTACTTGTTCAGCAGATTTCTGTATTCATCTACCCTATCAGACCCAGCAACCATTGTCAAATGATTATGGCCAGCTTGAAAAAGACGCTTGGCATGATGAATAAGTGAAGGAGCTTCTTTGCTAGATCCTACAATGTTTGCCCCTGGAAAGAATCTCTTTGCATGCTTGATTTTATCTTCCTGTGAAAGAGGGTTTTTCTTTGGATCTTGAGAGTGAGAGACAATTATTTCATGTGGGGCTTTTTGCTTCTCAGCAACTTCTTTCACCTTGTCTACCAGCTTACTATGACCTGTAGTGGGAGGATTCATTCTCCCAAACGTCATCACGACTGGTTTAAGATCACTGTTTTCTAAGATGAATGCTAAGAATTTCTTAATCATTTTTGCTGCCATTCCTTTGGACGGAGGAAGTTAGCTTTTGCAAACTCACCTCTATTAACCAATTTGGTTACTCTGTTTTTGTGCTGTACGACATATCCCTCAGGATCTGTTCCATTACCGTCAATTGTCTGTTTCATTTGGCTTTGCTTTTGATTAGCAGTGTTTAGACCCTTTATTAACAGATTCTTCGCAGACTGAATGTGATGATGAATCTGAAGTGCCTTTGCAAATGACTTCTCGTGTGTGTCGTGAAGTGCAAGAGCATTGTTCATTGCCTGAGTCTTATTAGCCTTGCCCTTCTCAGACTTCATTTTGTCAACTTCGTTTGACATTCTTGATTTGATGTGTTCTCTCAGACCAGCAGTAGTTGGCTTCTCGCCAGTACGTACAGTCTTGTTAATGTATGTTTCCAGATGATCAGCATGCTGGTCAATAATATCGTGGTGTGTAGAAGAAAGGCCGTTGTGAATTTCTTGAGCCTTTTTAATGTGGTCGTCAACCTTAGCATGTTCTTCTTTTGAAAGATGGGCACCCCTTTCGATCTTTGTTTCTGGTGAAATCATGTGAACGTCTGCGTGAGGCTTGAACACAGAATGATCCTGAATAGGTGCAGCCCTCATTGTTTCTGGCTGATCAGGATTGCCATGAATTTCAGTATGAACAGCAATACCAACCTTAGACTTTACAGCCTTTTTTCCCTCTGAGGTATCCTTGCCAATATGATAGGTGATTGTATTTGGCTTGAAAGAAACTTCACGATCAGTGTGTTTCAGATCACCGTGGTCATGCATCAAGTCGCCCTGATACATTCCCTTTTTAGGAGCAACCTTTGACAGATGCTCAAACGCATTGTGCATCTTCTGTGAAAGCCCAGGATTGTGACCAAAGTGCTGATCAATTTCAGCATGTGAAGAAGCAAATTTAGGTGTCTTGGCAAACGCACCGTGCTTGGTCGTCACGAAGAATTTGCCTGTCGTTGGATGATGGCCAAATACAATTGCTGGTGCACCATCAAGCTTTGTTGAGACGTGGCTGTCTTCAAACGATCCAGTCTTTAGACCGTTTTGAACAGAGCGTAGGGTAGATACAGCATGTTCAAATCCATGCTGACTCTTGATGGCATTATCTTCCGGATGATCCTGGTGCTTTGCATAGGCGACTTCGTCAGAAGATTCCATTAAAAACGACTTGAATGAGCGCACAACAAACTCCTAAAAAAATAGCCTGGAGAAGAACTCCAGGCTATTTATTGTTACTGTATTTGTGTTTTATTCTGCTTTAGGCAGCTTATTCTCAATCAACTTGAGGAAGAGAACTGCAAGTGCAATCATGTACGTCTTTGCAATCAGCTGACCAACGATATACTTCTGGCTTCCAAATGCAATCTGGAGGAACAGGAAGCTGTCAACTGCCATACCAACAAGGCTTGAACCAATAGCTGCAACAATTAGACCCTTCTTGATGAGAGGCGCATAGACAGCCGTGTCGATCAATTCTGCAACTAGAAAAGCGACAACTGAAGCGACGACAAGAGCAGGAGGAGAAAACATCCAACTAAGAACAGCACCGATGCAGATAGCGTAGATGCTGTACGTAAGACCCAAATAACGATGAGTCAAATCTCGAAGAACGAACGCAAGGCCAGCTGCAAGAACCCCACTGGCAGTGTCATAACCAAAACCAACAGGAATAAGGCAAGGTCCATTAGGAATGCAGACAGTCCCAATGTTAGACACTAGATAGTTACTAAGAGGCACCATACCACAGAAAAGGATGAAAGAGATCCATCCAAGGTTTTTGCTATTAAGTTCAAAAGTCATACCAATCTCCTTATTTGAGTTTCATTCCCGGCTTACCAATCATGAGCTTGGTATGCCACGTACCACCTATCTTTCTCTGATAGAAGTGATCTTTGTATTCTGGGTGTCTTTGAATTTCTGGATCGTTTTCAGGAGGACGACGGATCTCGTCACTAGAATCTAGATGCTTGTGAACTTGGTGATAAGGAACAACATGCTTTCCAAGTTCATCAGCACCTACAACTTTTTTGGTGAAAGAAAGGGCAGCTGACGATCTTTCGCCGTAAGCACGACCTCTAGTCAGATCGTCACGGAAGATTTCAGCAACACCCCTCTTGCCCTCTTCAGAACCATCAGATGCTGTTGCAACTGACTTTCTGCCATCCTTGTCCTTGTAGAAGACAGCAGAAACAATCTTGCCATCCTTCTTCTTCAGCTTCCACATAGGAATGTTCTTGACCATGTCTTGCTTGTCACGAAACCCAGATCCGTGAATGCCTCCAATTTTCTCATAAGACTTTTGAAGCATACCATGAACTTCATCAGCGTACTGATGTTTCTTTGGGTCATCATGCAAGAGGTTAATAAACCTCTCATAGAGGAATTGCTTGAAATTGTCCATAGAGTTATTTATTTACCAGCCTAGTTTCAATCGTACGCCAATCAGTGATTTTCAACACATTCTCGACGTATACATCGCGTTTACCTGGATAATCATAGATGAATGCATGCTCCCAAAGATCCCAGATTCCAACTATAGAATTGAACAGAGATTCTGTATATTCGTGATTTTTAATAAGTGTGAGAGCAGGTTTGTTGTCTTGATTGATTAGAACAATCCATCCATTACCCTGAAGAGCTTTAGATGTTTCTTTGATTTCTTTCAAGAAATGATTCCATGAATCGTAAGACTCTCCAATCCAATCTACAAAGAATGGAGATGGATCCACACGCTTGTCTGTTAGATTCGCCCACCAAAGATTGTGTAATCTGATTCCGTGTTCTTGGAATTCATCCCCTGTTTCAGCAAACTTTTTAGAATAGTTCTTTGTCAAAATATTGTAATGAACATCGACTGTCTGCCTGCTCATTTTAGGAGCCAAAGCATCGATGTCATATTTAAGATCAAGAACAGGAATCGTCTTTGTAGAGAACTGATTGAATGCCTTCATGGTTGCTGTCCTTTTGAGTTAACTGTATTAAAGTCTATCATATTTCTTCCTCAACTCATAGTAGACTTTGTACCAGTAATCAACAGCCCACTTGCTTCTACCAAAATGCAGGGAAGAAAAATATGCAAATTTAGAGAAATTGATTCTATTCGTTATCGTATCCGAGTTCGCTGAATAGGTTGTATTTTTTGACGAATCTGTAGAGAAGACCGTCTTCTTTTCCATGGGCTTCAATTTCCCACGGAAGATCCCAGTATTCATCGTTCTCAAACAGACTCTTAAACTTTGTGTTCTTCCAGAGAACATATTTTTCATTTCGCCCAAACCTCTCCTTCAATTCACCCTTAGCCATCTGTTTTATATGTACAAACTCATGAGCCAAAGACAGGAGAATTCTTTCATATGATTGTTGCTTGTCGCTGTCAATGTCTCGTCTTATTACAATGGAAAACTCTCTTGGTTTCACATAGTCATCTTCCCACGTCGTAAGACCGTCTGCCCCAATTCCATCAGAAAGCTCTATTGTTACTTCTAGATTCTTTGAAAGGTTTTTGTGAAGAAGTTTTGATGCATAAAATTGAGATGCAAGCTTTATGAGCTGGCATAGCTTTTGATCTCTAGTGTTTATAACATGAAGAATCAAATTTCACCTCAATCTTTAAAACATACATTATTTAGTGAACCCAGATCAAGACAAAAAAAAGAGGGACAGGTTTGACCCTATCCCTCTTTATGGATGTGCAGACAGGAGGAACCCCACCTTGTTTTAAACCCTGTCAATTCCTAGCTTACGCCACTTGCCTCTTGTGCTGCAGACACAAATACACATCCTAGTCACATATTTATGTTTATCGAAAGTCGTCAAACAGGTTTTTTAGCGATTTTGGACCAGAAATTTCCTTGCCTACCTGTGTTTTATCAAACGTAGGTGTGTCGTCTAGGATGTCTTCTTGTGCTGATTGTTCTACATCGTACAGCTTCATTTTTGCCCTATCAACACCAATGACAAACCTCTTGTAAAGGCCAGGATCATTGTATCTGTTCTTGAGCTGCTTGACCATGATCTGATTCAGCTGTTCTAGCTCCTCAGTAGAGATCAATGCAATCATCAGGTCTGCAGTGGCTGGTAGACCAAAGCTCTCAGAAACATCCTCAAGGCCAACGTCTGAGTTAGTGTAGCCAGAGCGAGTCGTCTGTGTTGCTGAGATCAGCGGAACGTCAAACTCGACAGCAAGACCTCTCAGTTCCTCTGCAATAGCCTTGACGTACGTATATGAGTTGATATTTGAACCACTTTTTAACCTAGACGACAAACAAATATTCAAGTAATCAACATATATAATGTCGGGTACGAAGTTCCTCTTAATCTTGAGTTCGTTCAGAAGATGTCTAAAGTGTCCAGAGCCAGCACACGCAGTTGGATACTCTTTAATAATCAGCTTACCCTTCGTCTTATCGTTCACCCTTGCAATCTTCTTCTCATATACTTCCTTAGGAAGCATAGTGAGCTCGTCGACTGTTACATTGAGAAGGTTGGCATCAATGCGCTCTGCAATACGTTTTTCCGCCATTTCCATAGTGATATAAAGTACGTTGAGACCCTGCATGAGATTGCCGGCGGCGCAGTGACACATGAAAAGAGATTTGCCGACACCAGTTCCAGCCATAATGATGTTAAGCGTCTTGTTGGGTAGTCCACCCTTTGTGATCTTGTTCATATAGTCCAGATCAAACGAGATCCTCTTCTCCTTGGTATGATAGAAGTCAAAACGCTCCTCATAGTCTTGGAGGAAGTCGTGACCAATATGTGCATCAAATGACACTGCAAGAGCGTCAGAAAGGATCTTTGGAATCGATCCTGTTCCAACGTCTGCAACCTTCTTGTCCAGGATCTTGATCGATGACATGATCGCATTGTAGATCGCCTTGTCCTGGCAGAACTTCTCCGTCTGATCCAACAACCAATCAAGGTTCGTCGATGGGTCAATTGACAACGTATCAATCAACTCCATAACGTTCTTGAACTGATCCTCATTGACAGTCGTCAAGTTGTTAGCTTCTACAACAAGAGCCTCCTTCGTAGGAAACGCATTAAACTTCTTGATGTAGTTGTCGACTATCTCATAGATGATCTTGTCCGTGCCATCCTTGAAGTATTCGTCCTTCAAGAATGGCAGGACCTTTCTTCCAAACTCCTCGTTGTAGACGAGGTGAGAAAGAATCAAATGTTCAATCACTATCACCCCCATAGCTGAATTCCTTCTTGGCAGCCTCATCAAGCTTTGCAAGAATCTGATCAGTAAAGTACTGTTCAGGATTCTCCTTGATCTCTTTGCCAAACACTTTACGGCCATCAGAGAGCTCGTAGCGTGTGGAAACCTTCTTGATGATCTCATACTTCTCTGCAAGATCCAACAAGCCGTAGTACTTGTCAAGACCCGTATCGTACCTCAGAAGAACCTCAACGTCCTTGTTCTCACGAGAGAGACGAGACTTGTGCATCCTGACCTTGATGATGTTGCCAATGATCTCATCACCATCACGTTCCTTCTTCTTGGAAAGGAATGCAATAGAAGATGCAGCATACTTGAGGCCAGTACCACCACCCATTTCCTTTGTAGGAATGTAGGAACCGACGACCTCGTAGACGTGGTTCGTCACGATCATAGGAACCTTGACCTTGGCAAGCTTTAGGGTCAGCACACGGAATGCTGCTTTGATAACCTGAGCCTTAGTCATGTCCCTCGTCTCTTTGCCCTCTGCAGTGTCTTCCATTTCCTTGGTAGTAGAAAGCAGGCCAAGGCTATCGAGGACAAACATCATTGGAGGACGGCTGTCTTCAGGCGTCTTGTCGTATGCATCGAGCATCTTAAGGGCGTGTGTGCGGAACTTCTGGATTGTGTCTGGCTCGGAAATGATCACGCGAGTCGTGTCAATCCCACGAGACTCCATCATCGACTTAGTGACAGCAGCCTCAGTGTCGTAGTAGACAACGCCACCATTCTTGTGAGTGTCAAGGAAGTTCTTGACAACACTAAGGACAAAGAACGTCTTGCCAGTCGATGTCTCGCCAGCAAGAGCAGTTATCTTATTGTTTGGTACACCACCGTAGATACTGCCAGATAGCACAGCGTTAAGAATATAGCATCCAGTATCAATGCATCCACTATATTCAGCTGCTCCGTGTCCATCTGACGCGATAGATGTATCATCATCCTTGAGTTCCTCTACAAGGTTTCGAAAGAAGTTTGCCATTGTATCTATCCTCACGCGGTTATTAACTTTAGCTTCTTGATAAACTCATCAACCTTCTTCGTACGATCTGGCCAGTGAAGGTATTCCTTCTCTGGGTTCTTCTTAAGGTTGTTGAGGAACGTCATCATAAGCTTCATTGATCGTTCAAGTTTCAACTTGCAATCATCTGCCTTAATCTTGCTTGAGTCAACTTCCTCTTGCGTCTTTTCTGTAAAACCAAAATCAAAGTCAAACTCGTCGTGTACATTCTTGTTCATCCGAAAAATCCTTCTAGTGTTGCTTGCTTTTCGACTCTCCAGCCAATCACATCAAGGATCGCCTTGAGAGGTTCGACAAACCCCTTGTCGAACTGTGTGTCATAATCAATTGCATTGTCAATCCCAAACTGTTTTGGTATTTCTCCAGGAGAGGAGATCACATCGCTCATAGCCTTGTTGGGCAGGGTCAGGTAACAATACTTGACCTTCTCACCCTCATTGACAGCAGGATACTTGTTTGTCAGCTTCATCTTGCCAAGCATGTTGTTGTAGACGAGAGCGCCTCTGACATGGATCGGTGTCTTTTGCTTGAACAGCTTGACATGGTCTGAATACTTGGCAATCCCATTTGCAGATCTGGGAAAAGCTATCTCCTCAAATGGCATCCCACGGAATGCTAGCCTCTGCTGCTCGATGAAGTCCATCACGTCCTTCTCTGTTCCAGTGATCACGAGCTTGATTGCCTTCTTAATGATCTCTCGGCACGCAGAAGGTGTCGATGTCTTGATAGCCTCGATTCCCTGCATCTTCAGCTTCGGCTCAGCATACTTGACCCCCTCGTTATTGTGAACGTTGAGGATGTATCGCTTCTTTGCAGTCCAGATTCCTTTGTCTGCAATCACCTCACGCTTCATATGGAGCTTCTGGTCATACGCATTGACATACTTTGCAAGCTCGCCATGGATCTTAGCCAGGAATGGCTCGATCTTTTCGTTGGCAACCTTGTCAAGGAAATCGATCACCTCAGAGGTTTCCATCTTTCCTTTGTAGACGTGATTGACAAGAGAATCGAATGTGATGTACATCGAGTCGGTGTCACAAGCAATCACATAATCGACGTCCTTTGTCTTCAATGTTGCATTCATGAACTTGTTGATACGATCTTCAGTCCACCTGATCGACAGCTGGCCACATTGTGTGATAGACTCAGCCAGGCGAGGATCAAACCATCTCATGTAAACATTGCCCAACGCTCCATACGCCGAGTTAAAGTTGCACCTTTTTGGCCAATTGCATGTTCTGAAAACGTGCAATCTCTTTCTCGACCATTGCCTCATAAGCCAAAAGTTCATCATCTGACATACGTGTCAAGTCTTTATTAATCATAACTATTGACCTTCAATTGTGGAAGAACTACCTGATCAAACAGGCTCTTACCATACGCTTTGATGTCTGTGTCCGTCAACCTTATAACAGTAAAACCGTTTTCAATTGCTTTTTCTTCAAACAACCTATCCTTTATTTTTTGTTTTTCTGTCGAATGCCAATACACTCCATCTAACTCTACAATTGTTTTACCAACTCTAAAATCATACGAATGACCAAAGCCGTTGATACGAAACTCCTGATCGAAAGTAATGTTGCTTTCTATTAACCACTCTTTGAACAAGCTCTCAATCCACGACTCCCGTTTTTTGTTTTGAGGATAACCTGTTATGCCAGAATAAACAAGGTTCCTTTGCTTTTCCTTTAAGGAAGGATCTTTCATGTATTTGAGTTTACCAGCCTCTGAGTTTGTTCTAACTGGAATGTTGTTTTTGCGGCAAAATTTCATAACAGTAGCTGCTGTTGTATTATAAATCACACCAATTTCTTTCAATGTTTTTTGATCAATTAGATACAATTTTTCGACGTTGTTTTTTTCAAATAAATCTATCTTCGACCTACTACTATTAGCTGTTTGAGATGTTTTGCTTTTACCATTATTTTTTTGTGACAACAGGAAAGAATGTTCTGTTTTCTTAAGCTGATTGTATGCAGAGGCATAACTTAGGTCCAACTTATTGCAAGCCTCTTTTAAAGAGAGATTATAATCCTGCAAAAGCTCAATTATTTCAGGCAAAAAAAGTTTGACATTATTTGTAATATGACTGTTTTGATTTGGCATAAACCCTCCCAACAAAATTCACATATATTTATGTTTTGTTGAGTTTGGGTCAATTTTGTTAGTTATATAATGTTTCTTCTTTGCTTTTCATGCGCTATTACCTCCAACTTCTTCTTTGCCTCGATCATTCGTTTCTTGTACGCAGAACGATCTTCATAGACACGCTCCATCAACGAAGGAAGGAACCCCTTCCTGTCACGATCGAACAAGCAACCAATTGCACTAATTGCGAGGTTGTCTGTGTCAAGCTGGTTCCTGATCTCTGGCTTGTCGAACAAGCCAGCCAACACCTTCTCGACAGGATCATCACCAGGGATTTCAATCTGCCCAACAAACGTCTCTGGCGAGATGTTGTACATCATAATCAGGTGTGGATACAGGGAAGTGAAGTCGAATGAAAGCACCCAATTGTGGAGACCAACCTGAGGGTCCTTGACGTATGCGCCACGAATCTCTCGGAGCTTTTCTCTAGAAGAGACATCGAAGTTCGGAACGACAATGTGCTTGTCAAGCAAGTAGTTGTGGATAATGATGTCCCACATTCTGACTGACGTGAATGTGTCTAGGTAGTTGACCTTGCCATCATAAGCAAGAGCGTAGACAAGCTCA